ATGAGGAAAATCGCCAAGAGGCTATCGAATTGGGCTTAATTGACCCAATTCTTCAAGCTGAGATTGCTGCGCCAAACGAAGACAAAACACCCCTTCAAGGGGCTGCGGAAGCAGCCTAGCACAGTGCCTTACTTGATGTAACTGTGCTAGGTGACACCAAACCACTAAAAATCAATAAACCAAGGAACAAAAATGAAAGTTCTAAAACGTACTGGATACGGCAGAAAATCCAAAATGAAATCGGTAAAACATTTCAAACACCGTACTCGGCGTACTAAATCACCAAATATGCAAACTAAGCCTCAGCGTGGAGGCTGGAGGCTCTAAAAAAGTCTCTGGGCTAACCTCACATGGCCTGTTATCACCCAATATCAGCGCATCAATGCGCTGATGGTTCTATTGTGTTTTCCGAAAGGAAACACTTTAACGTTGTCAAAAATTTATCACTCCCCTGTGGGCAGTGTATAGGTTGCCGACTGGAGCGTTCACGCCAGTGGGCAATGCGCTGTATGCATGAAGCCCAATTACATCAACATAATTCATTTATTACCCTCACATATGACGATGCACATCTCCCAAGCGATAAATCGCTTCATTACCAAGACTTCCAACGGTTTATTAAACGACTTAGAAAATCAATCGCTCCTGCAAAAATACGCTATTACATGGCTGGAGAATATGGCGAAAATTTCGGCAGACCACACTTCCACGCCTGTATCTTCGGATACGACTTTTATGATAAGAAATTATGGAAAAGGACTCCCTCTGGTTCTCTCATTTATAGATCCGAACACCTTGAAACCCTCTGGCCATTTGGTTATTCCTCCATTGGAGACGTTAACTTTGAGTCAGCTGCGTACGTTGCTCGATATATTATGAAAAAAGTTACTGGAAAAAATGCTGAAGATCATTACACCGAAGTTGATCAGGAAACTGGTGAAATCACAGATCGCAAACCAGAATTTAACAAAATGTCTTTAAAACCCGGAATAGGTTATGAATGGTTTAAAAAATTTAAAACTGATGTTTTTCCACATGACTATGTCATTATTAGAGGCAAAAAAGTAAGACCTCCAAAGTATTACGATAAACAATATTCTAGGGAAAACCCTTATGAATGGGATGAAGTGCTTTACAAACGTGAAATTAACGCTAAACTACGCATTGAAGACAATTCGCTTGAAAGACTTGCAGTAAAAGAGCAAGTTACAAAAGCAAAACTTCAAAAACTTAAACGTAACCTCACTTAGGAAACCTCACAATGAAATTAGTAATGTGTTCTATGAAAGATCGCGCTGCTGATGCTTTCGCGCGTCCAATGTTTGTACCTTCTGTCGGTGTTGCTATTCGTTCTTTTTCTGACGAAATTAATCGTGAAGACAAAGATAACCAACTTTATGCACATCCTGATGATTTCGATTTATTTGAACTAGGCACCTTTGATGATTCAAATGGTAAATTTGAATTATTTGATGAACCAAAACAAATCGCAATCGGTAAACAAGTTAAAATTCAATCAACTTAAGCGTAGAATAAAAGGGAGCTTGCTCCCTTTTTTCACGCAACAATGAGGCTATTATGCATCGCAATAAATCGGTTAATGTCCACCAATTTGCTATGATTCCAAAGAGCGATATTCCTCGCTCTAAATTTGACTGTCAGTCAACACACAAAACTACTTTCGACGCTGGATACCTCGTTCCTGTCTATGTCGATGAAATGCTCCCCGGGGATACTTTCAATCTAAATATGACGGCTTTTGCCCGTCTTGCAACTCCACTATATCCAATCATGGATAACATGATCATGGATTCATTCTTTTTCTTCGTTCCTAATCGTCTAGTTTGGACTCATTGGCAACAATTTATGGGACAACAAGCTAACCCCTCTGATTCAATCTCATATGTAGTTCCACAACAAATATCACCTGCTGGTGGTTATTCTATTGGTTCTTTACAAGACTATATGGGTTTACCAACTGTTGGCCAAGTAGCTGGTACAAATACAGTCTCACATTGTGCTTTCTGGACTCGTGGCTATAACTTAATCTGGAACGAATGGTTCCGTGATGAAAATTTACAAAACTCTGTCGTTGTTGATACTGGTGATGGTCCTGATACTGTTACTAATTACACCCTTTTGCGCCGTGGTAAGCGCAAAGATTATTTCACATCTGCTCTACCTTGGACTCAAAAAGGTAACTCTGTCACACTCCCATTAGGTACTTCTGCTACTGTCAAGTTATCTCCTACTTTAGGTACTTCTGGAAATATTGTACGCTCTGATACTCATGCTACTTTCGGTGCTGCTGCAATTCAAGTTCCCGCCGGAAGTCCTAATATTAATTTTGGCGTTTCAGGTGTAGGTGGTGTTTATGATCCTGCTGGTACTTTATATGCAGATTTATCTACTGCTACTGCTGCAACAATCAATCAAATTCGACAATCTTTCCAAATTCAAAAATTACTTGAAAGGGATGCACGTGGAGGCACTCGTTATACAGAAATTGTTCGTTCCCATTTCGGTGTGGCTTCTCCTGATAGTCGCCTCCAACGTCCTGAATATATTGGCGGTGGATCTACCCCAGTTAATATCAATCCTATCGCCCAAACTTCGGCAACTGGAGTTACTGGCGGTTCAACCCCTATGGGTACGCTATCTGCAATGGGTACTGTCCTTGCTCACAAACATGGCTTTACTTATTCTGCTGTTGAGCATGGGATCGTTATTGGTTTAGTTTCTATTCGTGCTGATTTGACCTATCAACAAGGTCTCCACAAAATGTGGCAACGTCAGACTCGTTATGATTTCTATTTCCCAGTATTTAGCCATTTAGGCGAACAAGCTATTCTTAATAATGAAATTTATTGTGATGGATCTGCAAACGATCAATTAGTGTTTGGTTATCAAGAACGTTGGGCTGAATATCGTTATAACCCATCCCGCATTTCGGGTTTATTCCGTTCTACTGCATCCGGTACTATTGATGCTTGGCATCTTGCTCAAAAGTTCACTTCATTACCAACTTTGGCTAGTACGTTTATTCAAGATACCCCACCTGTTTCTCGTGTAGTTGCCGTGGGTTCTGCTGCAAATGGACAACAATTTATTTTTGACAGCTTTTTCGATGTTAAAAAAGCACGTCCTATGCCTATGTATTCTGTACCTGGTTTAGTGGATCACTTCTAATGGGTTTATTTGACGGTATTGCTTCAGCTATTGGCGATGTTACTAGTTCTATTGGTAATATCGTCTCTCCTGTTTCCTCACTTATTAGTGGTGGCTTGGGTTTTTTAGGAACCCAAGATCAAATTAACGCTGCTCAAACTAATCAGGCTAATGCAAACGCTTTTAGTGCTCAACAATATGCAACTCGTTACCAAACTACTGTTAAGGATCTTGAGGCTGCTGGTCTTAATCCTATGCTTGCTGTTACTAACGGAGCTGGGTCTGCTCCTTCTTCCGTTGCTCCAGCACCAACTTTTAACAAACTTGGAAACACTGCATCTAGTGCGCTAGACGGTTTATCTAAAGCTCAAACTGTTATGAATCAACAAAAACAAAATGAGCTTACTGATTCTGAAATAGACAAAAATGACTATGCCATAAGGTTATTGGATGCTCAACAACTTAAAACTCTTACTGATGTTCCTGTATCTCAGGCTACTGCTCGTGAAAAAGATGCTGCTGTCTCTAATATATTGCAAAACATTAAAGAGTCTAATTCTCGTATTGGTTTAAATGCTGCTCAAACGGCTAATTACCAAGCCGACAATCCTACATATAAAGCCCGTGGCGATTACTATTCTAAATATGGACTCACTCCAGAAAAAATGACTCAAATGGGTTCTCAGATAGTCAATTCTGCGTCATCTGCTGTAAATCTTGCTAGACCAAAACCACGCATTAACTACCAACCAACAATTAACAACTATGAAAGTCAATAAAATGAAACCTCCATTTCTTAGGACTCCATACAATTATGATACGGATGCTGCTTCAAATGAGTCGGGGCTGCGTTGTGAGGACGCTTCCCTGACTCAGCAGCACCAAAAGGATCAAGCTGATATCAATTTCATCATCGAACAATTCAACGTAACTGGCATACTGCCTACAGGCCCTGTATCGCCTTCATACGGCGATTTCTCTGGTGTACATGACTACCATTCTGCCCTTAACGCCGTAATCGCCTTACAAGACGATTTTGACGGCTTACCAGCCAAAATTAGAGCTAAGTTCGATAATGATCCTGAGAATCTGATCAATTTCCTTAACAATGAGGAAAATCGCCAAGAGGCTATCGAATTGGGCTTAATTGACCCAATTCTTCAAGCTGAGATTGCTGCGCCAAACGAAGACAAAACACCCCTTCAAGGGGCTGCGGAAGCAGCCTAGCACAGTGC